TATTTTGATGTTCGTACTCATTGTGTACCTTGTTCGTCGCGTATCTCGCCTTCCTCAAGGTCACTCGTGACACTCGGAGGCGGTGTCTTCGGTTCCAGTAACTTTCCAACACCTTCGAGCGGACCCCCTTTCGTCATTGCCGTGACGGCATTGATCGTTTTCGGTTTATCGATGCGAAGTTTCGGAATGGCGCGCACGTCCAAAATTTCAGGTTTCGTAAAGACGTTGTCGAGAGGATACTCTTTTTCAAACATCGCGAGAATGTTCGTCGGGATCGCGGGTGATTGTTCAATCAGGCGATCGTATTCCGTCTTCGCGTTATTGACGAAATCGAGGCCGTCTTGGTTACGTTCTTCGCGTGCGAGGGCCAACGTCAAACGAATATTTCTTGAAAGCAAACCATACGATAACGCGGCCGCCTTGTGGTTCTCCATCAACTCGTTAATCTTCAAGAATTGCATGATCGTCGCGACCAAACCCGCGACGAGATTCAAACCTCCGATGACGGATGGAACCATACCTCGTACGGATTCTGGAAACTGTTCTTGGGCAAAATTTGCAGTGCCTGTGATCGTACTCAACACGATAACGGGCAATGTAAAACGCATACTCAGTTTTTTATACATCAAAAATGCCCTGTGATGCATGTACCTATAACTCCCAGAAGCCTCACCCCACTGTCTCAGAATAGTCTCATGCTGGTCATTCCAGCTCTCGCCCCTGAGCTGCATCTCACGTTTACGCAGTGCTTCGTCACCAATAATTTCTTCGCTCATCTTATAGTAGATGAACATTATATTCGCAATTCATCTCGCGTTCACGATCGCAATGTTAATCGTGCCATTCGCCGGCACTGAAGAACAACTCGAATTTTACTCACTTCTTGTACCATTCCTGTTCTTTCACTGGACGACGAATGATGATACGTGTGCTTTGACACAACTCGAATCATGGTTCACGGGTAAGGACAAATACGATACGTTCATGGGTCGAGTCATGAGTCCGATTTATAACGTGGACGATCACGATGCGAGTTATCTCATCAAGGTTGTTTTCTTTTTCTTATGGATCATCGTACAATTTAGACTCGGTCGCATCGACGTGACAAAACTTCTCCGTAAATAGAAATGAAACAAAAGACCCTGACGCGTCTTTTACTCGTCGCAGTGCTCGTCCTCGCAGTGCTCGTGTACTTGAAGCAAAGACCCGTGGTCATCGTGCGTCGACCACCCCCGCCACCAGTCGTCGTTCAGCGAAGACCCGTGTCGACGCGAGCTCCGGAGTTCAGGGAAGCACCTATTAAGAAATACAAACCGGGATACACCCAACAAATGGGACTTTTAGTCGGAAGCAATAACGAAACGCTTCCCTTGTACGGTCGCGAAGTCCGTGGACATCGAGACCGATACCATTATTACACGACGACGTCTGGTGAAAACCTGTACCCATTGACCGTGTCTCACAATGGTCGTGAGTGTACAGAAGACATTGGGTGTCCCGAATTCTATGGAAACGAAAACGTCGGTGTGCTCGGAAAGAATGGTGCGTACACCACAAAACTCTATCGCACAGACGACTTTTTTTAAATCTCCAACCCTTTCAAGATATGCTCCGATATGCCGCCCTGAACCATGAGTTACCAAACGTCCTACGACGTGTTTACGCGCGTGGATCCAACGTTATTTTGGATTACGCTCGTGAGAATTGTCCGTTATCAGAGGCTGACCACGTGTCAGCCGTCACGACGAAAATCGTAACCAGCGTTCCGAGCGCCATGTTTGCCTTGAAATTAACATCCTTTGGATCGAGAGAATCGGTTCGTGACGCAGACGTCTACGTCCGTGACATCATTCAACACACTCAACGCGTGTGCATAGACGCCGAAGACGTTTTGTATCCAAAACTGTGTTACGACTACATGCGGGCATTTAATCATGATGAACCCCGTGTATATAAAACCTATCAAATGTATAGACGTGACGCACTCAAGGAACTCGACGCAGACATATGTGCTTCACAAAATCACGGAATCGTGCTCGGTGCAAAACTCGTACGTGGAGCATATCTCGGAAAACAGCGTGGATTACTCCCTAACAAAGACGCTGTTGATGCATCTTTTCGTCGAGGCTTTGAAATGACACTCAGCGCGGGGCCAAATGTATACACACTCGCTGCGACACATAACAAGGAAGACATTCAGACCATACGTGCCGTACCACACGATCGGTACGCGATCGCACAATTGCTCGGTATGGACAACGATTTTCCAGATTATGTGTACGTGCCCTACGGATCCCTAAGTGAATTAACCCCGTATTTATTTAGAAGACTTCTAGAAAGGTTAAAATGGTCCGCACATTGAAACGTTTCGGGTACTGGTCGCCACCACCATTAGAACCCATGCGGCGCCGACACTCGATCGTTGCAGCATCGAAAAGCGAAGAAATACGGATCGAAATCACACGAACGGCGCTTGAACACATGTACATCGCACCACATTTCAGGGAACAAAAACAAATAACGCCTCGACAAATGCGTTTAAAAATGATACTTGTCGAGGCATTGGATATCGCACACGCGCTATGCGAACACGGAAGCGACCAGGAGTGTCGATGGGCATGGGAAATGGTGGACGAAATCGACGATGCCGCTGGACGCGCAGGTGTCTATCATCGATAGAGACGCTGAACTCGCGAATAATTAAACGAATGTAATACCGAATCGTTTTGACATGAACTTACGAACCCCTGGAAACGTTGGCTGACTCCACAGGTACCAACGTGACCAGAATCCCGCAGTTGCAACACCACCCAAAAGCCATTGTTCTTTGTCACTCGCGTCGACCGTGAGCATGCGTGTGTGAATTTTCTTCGGATCTCGTTCCTTTATTATAGATTTGGGTACGTTCCCACCGTGGCGAAGTACGTACGAACGCATGCGTGAGGGATTCTTGTGTTTGGTGTAGTCTGAATATCCACGAGCACCAAAGTCAACAGTCCTGTCACCGGGTAAGATGGCCCGGAACTTCTTTTTTCGATCCGGACTCGGAATAATTTTGACGCGCATTGGTACTTACTGTGTACCAACATTTACTTTTGGCACGCCGCACAGTACCCTTCCTTCTTTTCACCCGGCAAAAGAAACAGACGCTCATCGTGGCGATGAATCAAGAACAAGTGATCGTACATGTGCAACAGCGCGATCGCAAACATGATGGTCGTCGTGATCGGCTTGTTCAACTTTCTGTATTGAAACGCAACGTACGCGACCAAAGCCATGATCGTCCACTGAATCATGGTAAATTGCGGCATCACGAATCGGCGCTTCATGTCGGGTTTGTCTTCCGTCGGCTGAGGGGCAAACATTTCGGATTGCTTGTATCCGGGCATTTTTATTATGTACAAAGAAATTAATGTGGTTCGCGGTGATTGCGGTCCTTATCCTGTATGATTTTTTCAAACACCCCATTGATCTTCTGTATTTTCAAAACCCGTGGCGACCACTCGTGGGTATACGGAACACCATCATCGATGCGTTGATGCACAGGCCGACGTACGATCACAATGATTATGCTGGTCTGTGGAAGGTCAAGGCAAACTTTTGGGCTATTCGGTGTGAATTTTACAACGTGTTTCAAAAAACAAACAAGTATTATTTTCACGATCTCGACGCGTGGTTTGAAAAGAACAATACGTATTACTACTACAAAGCAGAAGACTTTCCAAAACTGTACGAACTTTTAAAATCGATTCCATGTGTCGACGAAACCACGGCTATTTTCTCCGTGATCGAAGGTCCCATGACACTCGCACCGCACCGCGCCGAAAGTAATACACAACTGCGATACCATCTCACATTGGAGAGTGGAAAAGATTGTATATTAGAGACGGAATATGGTGTACACGCGCACGTCACGGGTGAAGAGTTTCTTTTCGATCACGCGCGATACCACGCACTCACAAAGCAAGGATACACGCGGCGGATCACGCTCATCTTAGATGTTCGTCGGTACTAAACCAGAAAACATTTGAGAAACATCCGTGAAATAGTCAAAAGATGCGTCGACGAAGTCTCCGCTGTAATTTCTTTGAAGAATTACATTCGTGTCGACGAGAATATACATGGCAAACAAAATCACAAACGCCTTGGAAAATGCACCCTTCTTTTCTTTTGACACGGTTGCGCGGCTAATCATGAGTCCGATGAGACCCACGAACAAAAGAAGCGCGAGTGGAAAAATATCCACATTAAACTGGACAGAAATCACACCGAGTGCAAACATGGCGGCGAAAACGCCGAGAATGTCACCGAGTGTTTGTTGAATGGTATCCTTGTCGAGATCACGCGCGGCACCGAGAATTGAACCGAACAAAGTAGAAATCACCGTAAAGAGTACGAATCGCACTTGAATGGACAGAGTTGCAAAAACCATGGCGAGCACGGCCATAACAAACATGAGCGTGTACACGAGAATGTTACGCGCGACATGTGGACTACGCTGTAAGGCGGCCGTGTAGGCGATGCTACCCTGGAGGATCAGGTTCGCGAACACTTTAGACATAAATGGTGCCTTCTGTTTCAGAAGTTCTTTCATTATACATTAGCCCGAGATTAAATGTTTCCGACACACAGCCTTGTACACATCTTTACCTCCAATAAGTTCGAGTGTATTGTCGCTAACTGTGCGCTTCGTAAATGGACCGGGTGTCCCATTCCGACAATCCATACACAATGCCGATAGTTTTATGACATCACTAGCCATGGGTATACAATCGATCACCTCACCAAACTTTTGTTGACGATAGTCCCCATCGAGACCTGTGAGTATGACAGATTTTCCGAGAAAGAGACACATCTCCACAAATTCTTTCAGATTTGTAAAAAATTGCGCTTCATCCACAGCGACGATGTCGGCGTCACAAAACTCCTGACGAATGATACAGTGTGAAATGTGTGGAACTTTCACACACGGAAATTGAACACCGTCGTGCGTTTGTAAAACTTCGTCATCGGATCGCGTGTCTTTGTCGGAATTAATGACGACAATCTTTTTACCAATGATTTTATAACGCTTAAGTCTTCGAATGAGTTCGGATGTTTTACCGGAAAACATATTTCCCATAATAATCGTGAGCCCCATCGCTCTTGGAATAAAATAATCTCATATTTTTATATGCCTGACATTCATCGGTGTACATTGAATGGTCGACGTGGATGGATGTCTGCATCCACAGGCCGGGTTCGATTTGGTAATAAGATTTTTCCGAACATTCTTGCCGCCGTCAAGTACCTGGGTCGGACATAATTTTTAACATCACACCTGTAATAATCGTACCTAACACAAGTGTCACCAAACAACAATTAGATTTCGTGTTTGCCGAGACTTCGTCACCCTCCAACACAGGATCCTTGTACCAAGCCATTGAAATAAATCTACATATTAATTAAGATGCCTCTAACAGATCAGGAGATTTCTAAGAAGGTTCGTGAGCTGCGTAAAACGGAGGGTACGATCTACGCACCTTTGAAATACTTTCGGGGTCTCAAAACCTTGAAGTCAGTGGAGACACGGTACAAGAAGATGCTCAAGAAGGACTACAAAGATTTCAAGACCGACAAGGGTGTGAAGACTCGGACTTCCTCGTATACCCAAAAGTTTAGAAAAAAGTATGGATCTAACGTTAAGTCACTCCCGGAGATTGCAAAGGCCACAAAGATTCCACTCAAGACTCTTCAAACCGTCTACAACAGGGGACTCGCCGCGTGGAGAACCGGACACAGACCGGGCGCTTCTCCACAGGCGTGGGGATACGCGAGAGTGCATAGTTATGTAATGAAGGGAAAGACGTATCGTACAGCTGACGCAGATTTACATAAAATTAAAAAGGAATTTACTCGGATGTAAGTGTTCATTTAAATGATAATTGTACATATGGAAATAGACATCCATACCTAGATTGAAATCCATGGCACGAATAAATTCGTTATTACGTGCGATGTTGATACAAATGACCATATCTATATGTAATCGATAACAATATTGAATGACCCCCTTCATAACTTCGACATAATCGATATCTTCACATAATACTAACGAAAGTTCGGCAATCGTATCGTGACCCCTATGTATTCTATTTATAGAAAACATAACAACACCTCGTCGTACATCTCCTTCCATAACAACGAGTGATTCGTAGACATTATCTCTCGATGTACACATATATTTCATTTGATCGGTGTCAAACGTTGGAAAACACGCATACTTCACAGATTCTTTTTCATATAAGTGGGTTATATATTCAATATCATCGTGCGTACTGCGACGTAATTTATATATATCTGTTGATATATCAGCATTCGTCGGGTGAATGTAATAGTTCGCTTTACATATATAGTTGAATGGAAGTGGTTTTCGTTCAATCTTATACACATAGGCTTTATGATTCCCCTTAAATGAATGTTTAAGTGTTTGTGATATTAAAGTGGGTGCATAGTTTTTATTTCTAAAATTACGATGTACACATAGCATATCAACATAGTGCGTTTGAATTGTTTTACCTTTAATACATAAATCGTATGGTTTTGAGATAATACTACCTATTAATGTACTTTCTTTGAAGAGCGTTACTATATTATTCTTTTTTAGATATGGAAATTCTAAAAACCACGAAATATACAACGAATCATAATTATAGTCTTTTACATAATGAAGACTTAAGAATTTTGCAAATTTCGAACGAAACGTTCGATCACGTGGATCAACCGTGACGACTGTATCCAAACTCTTTATCGGTACAGGTTCGGGTACAGTTGACGAAATGAAACCTTCGCGTATCATCTTAGTACGTGAAACTGGTTGGTAATCCCAGAATTTGTGTTTTTTTCGAACACGTATGTACACGACTATAACAACTAGGACTATAAGAATCCAATAAAGCATCCTGTTATAGTAAATCGATACAAAAAAAAATCACATTTCTTCGTCAGTGTTAATGATCATCTCACGAACTTCTTCGTATATGACGCTAAGGAGTGCAAACTTATAGGCTAGGAAGCCCACAAAAGTAGCTCCATAATCAAAATCAAATGCAAAGGGCGCGTGGTTCCACACGGTTTCAAAAATAGCCGTACCCACGGGTGCGAATAACTGTTTCTGAAACGGTGATGATGTCTCTATGGTATCGACACGCTTTGCGAGAAGACGAATGTACGCCAACGAACTCACAACCCCGAGTGTCGCCGACACACCTTCTTCGGCGCCGTGTGTAATGAAATACATGGACGTGATTGCCGTACCGTAGCCAAGTGTCGTCTGATTGATTTTGCGCTTGAGCTTTTCATAGTCATTCTTCGGGGGTACGACCGCGTTATGAATTTGCCACGCGATTCTCATTAGTGTTTGTGTGCACAGTGTCCTTAAATTGGTTTTCAATGAACTCTATATATTTCGCCTCCTTTTCAATGAGAATACACGAACGTCCGGTGTTGACACACGCTCGCCCTGTGGATCCACTTCCTGCAAAACAATCGAGTACAAGATCGCCTTCATCCGTCGTGTGTCGAATGATATTTTCTAAGAGGTCTACGGGTTTCGGTGTGATGTGTACTTCGTTGCGTTTCGCCATATCGTAGTTCCATACACAATGATCCGTCTTTTGATTGTTAAACTTTGGAACGATATCGTCGTACGTGAGTCCTAAAAACTTTTCAATGGGTTTGATCGTTTCGCGCGTCGGCATATTCTTTCCAGTTTCTATGTTTGAGTACCACCCCGTCAAACCACCCGTTTTCGAGAGAATCTCGCGTGAGATGTCGAGTTGTTTGACCCCGAGGTCTCGACGACGATCGCGAATGCGTTCGGAATTATCGAATGTGTAGAAGAGTATGTATTCGCACATTTTATTCCAGTTGTGCATATCATTCTTGACGACGTACCCATCGAGATACCCTTTTCTGGGTGATCCCTCAAATCGTTTGTTCCATGTAATCATGTTTCGAAACACGAGTGATGTATTCTTTCGTATTGAAATCATGAGTTCACATATCTGTTCCATATCATTGTGGAAAAACAAAAAACTTCCATTTCGTTTCATCTTTGTTTCGAGTTTTTGAACGACACACGTGAACCACTCGACGTAATTGTCTATGGTATCCCAGGTATCCTTCCCTATATTATAGGGTGGATCTATACACACGAGTTGGACACTCGCGTCTTTGACAAAGTCGAGTTTTTCTAAGCAGTCACCATGATGAATGTGTACTACCATTACAAAATAATGCACTAGACTTTTTAAGTTCCATAACGCCCGATGCGCACGAGATCCTCCCGGAATTCTTTTGAATCGAAGCGATTTTCACCCACGAGTCGATTCCCTTTTCGAGTCATGAGAAACACATTCATGCCTCGTATCGTGAATCTGTGTTCGCACCGACAGTCGAGATGACCGATCTCAATTCCATCTTCATTTTCGCGTGCGTTGAGTCCAATCATGTGCATGGTGACAGGTGATCCTGTCACCGGACATACGAGCACATCGCCCTGGACCATGTGCGGATATATGGCCGACATATGTTTCCAGTGCTCTTCAAACGCCGGGTGTTCAAATCCTTCACCTTTGACTTTTTGAATGTACGTGTGAATATCTACGAGACACGTCGCCATACCTTCCGGTGTGGTCGAGTTCGCCACTGGAACCGCCACTTTTGAGACACCAAGTCTTTTGAAAAGTGATGTCGTCTTTTTACTCATTCGAATGGGAAACAGTCTCGATATTCTATTCTTCAATGGCCCCTCAGATTCGCCTTCACTCACGGTGATATAATTCAACTTTGAGCACGCACACGGGTAATTTCCAACACACTTTCCGGAATGTCCTTTTGGAAGCACACACAAAGGTTTTCGAATGACAAAGTCTTCGAGACGGTCCCCGATGTGACACTCGAGTTTTTCAAACGCATCCGTCACGGTTTTCTGTTTTGGACCACCCATCGAAACTTCCTGAAGGCAAAATCGTTCCGTGTAATATGGATACACTCGAAGTTTCCAATCATGATGATCGTTTTCTGCGTGGACGAGCTCTGGTTGGTCGATGAGACGCATGCTTAAATTAGATTCTTTCATAAACTTTATAAAGCTTAGGCTCTCGAATATCATAGAAACATGCATGCGACTCTCAAGGTCAAAAAGCTTGCGTATGAAGCGTGCATCCCGACTCGTGGATCGGGTGGCGCTGTTGGTTATGATTTATATGCTATTGAGTCTTGTGTGGTGCCACCTACACACCGCGCTCTCGTGGGTACCGGTATCGCACTAGCGTTTCCGTGTGGTGTGTATGGACGCGTCGCCCCGAGGTCCGGTCTTGCTGTGAAACATGGTATTCAAGTTGGTGCCGGTGTTGTCGACCCGGACTATACAGGTGAAATCAAGGTTGTACTCTTCAATCATGGGGACAAAGACTTTGAAATTAAGAAGGGTGATCGCATCGCTCAACTTATTTTGGAACGTTGTGAAACGCCGAATGTTGAAGAGATTGGTCTCATGGAAGAAACTGACCGTGGTGCGGGTGGGTTTGGTTCAACGGGCGCCTAAGTCTCGAAACTCAATCTAAAAATCAAATAAACATGCTCGCTCAGATTTCGTTTGACCCCACGTCCATCGATTATACGGATGCCAAAATCACTCGAGCCGTCGTTAAAGATTGGCACGGGGACGTGGTCATGAATGATAAAGATATAAGTTTCCAAGACCTTCGAAAGATTATATTTCAGTCTATAGAGACGGAAACGTTGTTGTCAGGTTTATTCCCATCTATCTGCGACGATCCACGAAGGGGGACATCATTTCGGAAAACTGAATTCTGTGGATGGATGTGTCGGGACAATTACAGATACGACGATGGTGAGCGTATCTATTTGTACATACGAAACTCGAGTGCGAACGAAGTCATGCGTGACGTCATCAAGGCTCTCGATGGCGACACGTGGGCGGAACGTGCATTCAAATTTATGGCGTTAATCGATGTTCGCCTCGCCGATGGAAGAAAAGTAAGAATAGAAGTTTAATTACAAAACCACAATGATTCCTGAGTTGGCATGAAGAGAATACCTTTTCGCATGGTCATGAAAAGCTTCGCGTGTTCTACATTTGGGTACGACCACAACAACCATCGCTCCCAGTAATCTGCACGGAAATAGTCGTCCCAGTCTTCTTGATCACTTTCATCAACCAAGAGCATTCCCCGTTGAATTTCTTGTGGGTCTGTTTCAATACGAAGTTTTTTGGACA